TCAAGCGCGATACACCTAATCCGCACGAGCAGCGTAGAAAGGGCAAGGCAATCGGCGGTCCCATCGAGAACCCACTGGATAAGAAACAGAATCCTCTGTACAAGGAAGAGCTAGGTATGTACGGCGGTGGAGCAGTTCGTAAAAAGGTGTACGCTCGTGGTGGCGGTACTCGCCCAACCAGAGGTTAGTAATGCCTGGTCCTGCTCTTATACCCGTTGTAATTGCTCTTGCAGGAAGGATGATACTCCGTAGAGTAGCTCCTTCTGCCGTTAAAAGATTCGGTTCTTTTGTACGAAAAGCTACAAAAGAAGAAACAAAAGGTGCAGGTACTATTCCAAGGGCAACACTAAAACAGTTAGAATCTCAAGCTAGAATACTTAGTGATCAAGCTACTAGAGTTTCCAACAGGCCGATTTACAAATCTGGTCAGAGTGACGCAGTAGTAAGTCGTCCAGATCCAACACTTACATTGGGAAATGTACAAGTACAAATGCCTAGAGTTTCTGGTCCTGGCCCAGGTACAGCACAAAGATACAGCAAACCAGCAATTGAAAAAGCTAGAAAAACAGTACAACGAATAAAAGAAACACACGCTCGTGGTGGCCCAGTAGGTTACACGCAGCGTTGGAAAACGGGTAGAAAAGGGTAAAGAACAGATGCCACCTTTTGAAGGACCAAAACCAAAGCTAAGTGTAGGAGAAAGAGCAGCAGCCCAAAATAAAAAGGCTGGAGAAGAACGGTCTAAAAGGATACTTGAAGGTTTAATAGCAGGAATAAATAAACGATACAAAAATGATCCAGAGATGCGAAAGCAAAAACTTAAAGAATTAAGAGCGGATCGTAAAAAACAGCGTGAAAAAGAATTGAAGAAACAGCAAAAGAAGTACGATGAATTCTTGGATCATTTAAAGTCACTTCCAGCAGTGCCACGAAAGGTAGATCCACTAGATGATCGAATGCTAGAACTACCCAAAGGCAACGCAAGAGAGCTAATGCGTAAACGCTTCTTACGTCCTGAAGATCCACAAAACATGGCTCCCAGAATGCAAAAAGATCCCACTGGAAAAAGAGTACTTACAAGGGGTGCTGCTCGTGGTGGAAAAATAAAGAAAACACACGCTCGTGGTGGCCCAGTAGGTTACACGCAGCGTTGGAAAACGGGTAGAAAAGGGTAGAGGCTTCTGGTGGTAGAGAATTCTAGATATACGAACCCTTCTCGCAAGCCTAAAACGGGAAAATTTTCTAACGTAACTCCTGGAAGAAAACCAGAAACACCTAAAGAACGTGAAGAACGTGAAGAACGTGAAGAACGTGAAGCTAGTGTAGCTATGTGGAGGGGGCAACATAGATCAGAACAAATGGCTGCTAGTGAGTATCTATCTGAAAGACTTGACGAGTTAAAAAATCCTTTGGTACGTTTGGGGTGGGAAGTTTTAATGGAACAAGATAGCGACACTATGCAAGAACGAATACTTGAAGCTATTATACCTAGGAAGGAAGCTGACATCCCTCCAGAAATAAGAAAAAGGCTTAAACTCCAATTAAAAGATATTAAAGGTTGGAACGATCCCAAAAAAGGTATGCAAGCCTTTTTAGATGCAGTACATAGTTCAGGTGGAGTAATGTTTACTGGATGGGGGTACGGAAAAGATTGGGATCCAATGGTTACTGCTCTAAAAGAATGGGAAGAAGCAGCATCTGGTAGATATGCAGGACATTATGAAAATGGTCGCCGTACTCTTGGTCATTACAATAGAAAAGATTATGTTGGTATAGTAAATACCCCTGAATCTGGTAAAAAAACAACCGATAACTTTAGTATCTTTATACACGAACTAACTCATGCAGGAAGCGAGCATTTGAAGAGGCTAGATCCAAACACTTTTAAAAAAGTTTTTCCTAACTATACTGGACCTAGAGATAGCCTAGGTGATCTTCATTATTTTGATAAAGATGAGCAATTAGCATTTTATAGTTCTGCAACAGCTAAATCAAGAAAACTTGACGAATTAGGAATAACAGGTGGAACTTTAATTTCTGACTTAAACCCAAGACAAAAGGACGCATACAATAAAGGAAATCTATGGCCTATTCGACATGAAAGATACGCAACATCTCCTAGAGGACTTTCTCCTGAAGCATTTAGATGGGCAGTAACAAAAGCGGATAAAGAATTACAAAGGCTTCAAAAAAAGCGTCTTGGTAGAGTTCCTGCAGCTTCTCGTAAACTCAGTAGAGAATTTAAAAGAGACTATACACCGCTAGGCCATCTTCCAACAGAACATGATACTGCAGTTGCATTTGATCCTGGTTATGAAGATCGAATACGTGAACTTACTAAGATGAAACAAAATCCAAACTATGCAAAATCACGTTTACCATCTCTTATGGGAGAAACCCTTGATTATGCTGGTTCAACTCCAGAAATGAGAAAAGAATTAGACAAGCCTCTTGAAATACACGATATAGAACTTTATGAAACGTCTCCAAAAGAAGCAAAACGTATCAAAGATGAATTTGGTATTGATATACCTACATTACCAAAAAAACGACGAGGTGGAACAGTTAAAAAACGTTACGCCAAGGGCGGTGGTATCCGCAAACCAAAGGGATTCTGATGGCAAATAACTTAGCGTCACAAAAAAAAGAACTGACAGAAATGCAGGAACTGTTCGTAGATGAATTGATGTCTAACGGCGGTGACGTTAATCAGGCAATGACACTTGCAGGGTACAAGCGATCTTCCAAGCAATGGCTGGTACGATCTGTAAAAGACGAGATTGTGCATCGTACAGAGCATCTTCTGGCGTTGAATTCCGCAAGGGCAGCGCAGCGGATTATAAGTACGATAGACGATGACGGTACTGAGCCTAGATCTGAAATACGCCTCAAGGCTGCAGAGTCTGTACTGAACAGAGTAGGCTTGGGAAAAAAAGACACCGTACAGCACAATGTTACCGCTATTCATGGTGTAGTTCTTCTTCCCTCGAAGAAAAAGCCACAGGAAGTAGTAGTAGTTGACCACAAAGACTAGCTTTAAAGATCTGGTACTCAATACAAAGTACACTGTGCCAAAAAGTTCTATTAAGAAACCTATAGTATTTAAGCCCATTAAGTTAAATATAGATTTTAGTAAGCTTAAAAACTACGCTCGTGGAGGAGGAATAAGAAAACCAAAATGGTAGATTTTAATCCCATAACTTTTTTAAAAAGAGCAGCAACGTACATCTGGAGTAAGTTAAAGGCTCTGGGACGGTTTCTTCTGGACGTAGCAGGAAAAGTAGTTGTTAAGTTGGATACATGGATATGGAATAAGCGTTGGAACAAACGCAAGTAAAAAAAGGGGGCCGACCCAAACTAAAACCTGGAGAAAAGGGCCAGTACAATGTTTCTCGTAAGCAGCAAGCCAAGCTGCGAGTGCAGAAAAAGGAAACCAAAGCACGAAGAAAAAAGTCAGAAGCTACTGTAAAAAAGATAAAGCATACAATCGCTAAGCCTTCTGGCAGTAAAATAATAGAACAGGAAACTCTAGATGCAGCACCCAAAGCAGTACGTGACTTAGTTGAAGACAAATCGGAAATAATATTTAAGCCAAATGACGGTCCACAAACAGATTTTCTCGCCTCTCCTGAAAGGGACGTATTTTATGGTGGGGCTGCTGGTGGTGGGAAGTCTTATGCTCTTATCGCTGATCTTCTTAGATACTGTGATAATCCTAACCATCGCGCTCTTGTTATTCGCCGCACTCTCGACGAACTTACAGAGCTTATTAATAAAAGCAGGGAGTTTTATCCCAAGGCATTTCCAGGTGCAGTATTCAGAGAAGCTAAGTCAATGTGGCAGTTTCCATCGGGAGCAACAGCTTGGTTCTCCTATCTGGACAAAGACAAAGACGTATCAAGATACCAAGGACAATCATTTACGTGGATAGGAATAGACGAAATAACGCACTATCCTACTCCGTACGTGTGGGAATACTTACGATCAAGGCTACGAACTACAGACCCTAGTATTAACGTGTACATGAGATGTACAGGAAATCCAGGATCTGTAGGCGGTTGGTGGGTTAAAAAAATGTACATTGACCCAAATGAACCCAACGAACCGTTTGTAGCTACGGACATAGAATCAGGTGAACAGTTATTGTGGCCTAATTCTTCTTCTCCAGACAAAGCAGGTAAGCCTTTGTTTCTTCGTAAGTTCATTCCTGCAAGGCTTACTGACAACCCTTACCTCATGCAGAACGGCGAATACGAAGCCATGTTGAGGTCGCTCCCAGAAGTAGAACGAAGAAGACTTCTTGAAGGGGATTGGGACGTTGCAGAGGGAGCGGCATTCCCAGAGTTTTCTAGGTTTGTACATGTATGTGACGCTTCTACTACTCAGATACCTACTAACTGGCTTCGCATTCGTGCAGGTGACTACGGGTATTCTGCTCCATCCTGTATACTATGGGGTGCAGTAGATTGGGACGACAATCTCTGGATCTACAGAGAGTTCTACGGAAAAGGACAGACTGCAGAGAACTTGGCAAGAATAATTTCAAGTTACGAAGGTGAAGATCCTGGAATGTACTATACTGTACTTGATTCTTCCTGTTGGAACAGAGTAGGTACAGGGCCTAGTATAGCAGAAACAATGATACGTGCAGGAGTACGATGGACACCTTCAGACAGAAATCGCTTAGCTGGAAAGATGGAAGTACACCGTAGACTGCAGCAAGACACCGTTACAGATGAACCACGCATTAAGATACTTTCTACCTGTACGAACTTGATACGTACGCTGTCTAGTCTTCCGCTGTCAAAGACGAACACTGAAGACGTAGATACAAAAGCAGACGATCATGCGTACGATGCACTAAGGTACATGTGTATGACTCGCGCCAGAGGACACCTTACGATTAATTCTATGATGAACAAGATAAAAGAAGCACGACCTGAACCTGCAGATAGGATATTTGGTTACTGATGGTAAAGAGAATAGGTGATGTAAGAATAGATCAGGTAGTTCTGGATGCTATGGATTCTGTACTTATTAATACAGAAGCTGCGGCTGAAGTACTTGCAGAACTATGGTTAAAAAAGACTGATTTATCTAACAATGCATTAGGTCAAGCTATACATAGATTAAATGAAGTTAAAGCTTTTAACCTTGAAGGTGCAGAACCTTTTTATAAAAGATATCCAGAACTTTATCCTGGTCTTAAAGAAGGTTCTAAACCAACTCCACAACAAAATAAACAGATAGCAAGAGCCTTAGAAGAATTTCTTTATGATACAGGATTAGCAACAGATGCAGAAGTTGGAAAAGCAGATACACCTAGACGAGGAACAATAGGAACAGAAATAAAAACTGGTAAAGCTGTAGGAGGAGATAAACTTTACCAACCCAGAATGATATTTACGCCTCTTTACAGAGAGTTTATAGAAGACATAATGATGGGTGGAACCAGCTTTGGATCGTACGGGCGAGGCGAAGAATGGAGGGAGTGGCGTGAAGAAGGAAAAATAAGATCAGCAGAACTTGATGCAAAGGGATTATTAACAGACCCTGATGAAAAAGCAGCTAGGGCTAGTTCTATAAAGGGACACAAACTCAGTGTAGAGTGGTTAAGAAAAAATATTGAAGAACGCCTTATTCCAGAAGCTATAAAACGTAGAAATGCAGGAAAAGGTCGTCTTGCTTTACCTCCACCTAAACAAGGAATGCTAGATATAAGTGCTGAAGAATACGAAGCAAAATCAAAGGTACAAAAACCATCTAAAATAGGAAGACCTAGCAATCAGGTTTCTATACGATTTGAAGGTGATGATGTTCCTCGCATACCGTTAGGCGAAGGTAGATCAATACAACCTAAAACTACAGAAATAGTTCCACATTCAGGAACATCTATTCTGGATGAAGGTTTTAATTACGAACCCACTGAAAAGGACGCACGAATAAGAGCGCAACATGCTCTGCAAGTACATGAAGGAATTTCTGGGCAAGATAAAATAGCAAATGTTGACATAGAACGTACGAAAACTACAATAAGCCATCAGGTTAGAGCATCGATTTATACGAATTGGGAAAGTGCGCTTAAAGAAATGCAGCCCCACGGAGAAAAAGACAGTAGAAATTTTAAAAAGATTCTGTGGAATAAAATACAGGAATCGGAAGCTCGTAAAAGTATTAGTGGTAGAGGTCTAACTACTCAACGAGACTTATACGATGCACTTGACGTACTTGAAAAAGAAGGGTTTCTTGAAGAAGATAAAACTATAAAAGGAGGAAAAGCTCCCTCTAATGTTCATAACGGTAGAGTTTCAAAGTACGTAAGACCTACAGAAAAAGGAAGAAACTTTAAAAATTTAAAGTTTGCATTAAAAATAAACAGCGTGGACGATTTGGTTATAGATTATATAACGTATTCATCACCTATCGATGATACTACAGGAAAATCAAAAAGCGCAAAGACTATGGCAGATTTTGCTAAGACAATGCCCGACTACGGAGCAGATAGTAAATTGCTGAAGAGCCTTCCCTGGATTGGTGGGGTACTTGCTGCTTTACAGGCATACTTTGGTGATCCAGATCCTGCACTGGCTACAGTTGATCCAAAAGTAAAACAAGATACACCAGGTGAACGTGCAGCATGGGAAGCAGCAAGAACTTTAATTCCTCTTCCCCTTGACGCTTCTCCTGTAGCAAGAGCGCAACTAACTGATAAGTACACCCCTGAACAATTAGAGCAGATGCGTATAGATCAGAAAATAGGACAAACCATGTCTCCAGACGAAAGGGGTTCAGAAGAAGCAGCGTTTGCAGACATAGAAGATCGTACCCTTGGTGGATTTTTAACGTACGAACCAAAGGACGATAGATTTCATTATCGTCCACCCACACCTTAACCCTTAAAAAGAAGGAAAAAAACTATGTACGAATATGGTAAAGGTTACATAATGGGCCAGATGAAGAAACAGGGAGAATTGAACTCTGCTTCTGAAAGCTCATTACACAGAGAAAAAAAGGATTCCAAACTTATCGGAGGGACTGAGCAAGGTGCTTTGCAAGTGAACATGCCTCGCCAGCCAGACCCAAGAAATAAGGTTGATCCTGCTGTTTTCCGTATGGCCGACGAAAAAAACTACTAATTTTCTAGAGGGAAAATTATAATGCCTCTTGACGAGAATGATCTTGGAGATGTCCCTGCTGTATTAATGCTCGACGAAGCTAATACTAATACGGCAGGGATGATCAAGTCCAAGTTTGAAGAAGCTGAATCAGGACGATATCAGCACGAACAACGATGGCTTAAAGCGTACAAGAACTTCAGAGGAATTTACGATTCTACTACTCAGTTTCGTGATTCTGAACAGAGCAGAGTTTTCATCAAAATAACGAAAACTAAAGTTCTTGCTGCCTACGGACAGATCATTGACGTTCTTTTTGCTAATAAGAAGTTTCCCATTACAGTAGAATCTACTCCTGTACCTGAAGGAATAGCAGAATTTGCACACCTCAGTCAAACTCCACAGGGACCAGAACAGCCGCCTACAGAAAATCCGTATGGATTTGAAGGAGACGGTAAAGAATTACTTCCAGGTGCCTTAGAAGCTACTGAAGTAGAAAATCCATTAGGGGGTTTATCAGAACGGTACGAAGGTGCTAATCTTGAAGAAGGCCCCTCTAAGCTAGGAGAACCACAAATTGCTCCTGCGAGAGAAGCCGCTCGTCTGATGGAAAAAGCTATTCACGATCAATTGCATGAAAATAATGCAGTGAACGTTCTCAGACATTCTATGTTCGAGGGAACTCTTCTTGGTACTGGAATAATAAAAGGTCCACTTAATGAAAGTAAAATAGTTCATAAGTGGGATCAAGAAAAACAGTACGAACCGTACCGTCGATTGTTTCCCAGACTTGAATCGGTTAGTTGTTGGGATTTTTATCCAGATCCAGGAGCTACTAGTATCGAAGACTGTACGTACGTAATACAAAGACATCGTATGAACAGGCAACAGGTACGTGCTTTGATGGACAAACCGTTCTTTCTTCCAGACACTATTGCTGCCTGTCTCGACCAAGGGCCAAACTACGACGACAAATACTTTGAAGATACGATACGTCACGAGAATCTTGAAGCCCATTCAAACAAAGACAGGTTTGAAATATTTGAATATTGGGGAATGCTCGACGCTAAAATAGCGCAGGATCTTGACATACCCGTACCAATGGACGCACTAAGCGAAGTTCCAGTAAATATCTGGACATGTGGAAACATGGTACTTCGTGCAGTACTCAATCCATTCACTCCGTACAGAATACCTTACTTTACTTTTCCGTACGAAATTAATCCGTACCAGTTGTTTGGTATCGGCGTTTCCGAAAACATGGAAGACGCACAGTTACTTATCAACGGCCATGTACGTATGGCAATAGATAACTTAGCACTTTCAGGAAACGTAGTGTTCGATGTAGACGAAGCAAGTCTGGTTCCAGGACAGAACTACGACATCTTTCCAGGAAAAGTATTTCGCAGACAGTCTGGTGTAACAGGCACTGCAATCAATGCCATTAAGTTTCCTAATACCGCTGTAGAAAATATACAGATGTATCAGGCCGCACGACAACTTGCAGACGAAGAAACTGGTCTTCCCTCTATTATGCATGGGCAAACTGGAGTTTCTGGTACTGGCAGAACAGCCTCTGGTCTGAGCATGTTGATGGGAGGTGCAAATCTAAGCATCAAGACCGTAATTAAAAACATTGACGATTATTTACTCAAGCCTCTAGGAGAATGTATGTTTCATTGGAACATGCAGTTCAACGACACTACTCCTGAAATAATAGGCGATCTAGAAATTAAGCCACAGGGAACCGCTGCAGTTATGCAAAAGGAAGTACGAAGCCAGAGACTTACTGCGCTTCTACAGACTGTAGCTAATCCAATGCTTGCACCGTTTATTAAGATTCCTAACTTAGTACGGGAACTTGCAATAGCACAGGACATAGATCCTGATCTACTTGTAAATGACGTAAACGAAGCACAGATATTCGCTGATATACTGAGAGGTTTGAATGTTGAACAAGGAAACATGCCAGACGCTGCTGCCCCTAGTGAACAACCAGGCGGCGTGGGACTCCCTGACGAGCTACCTGCAGATCCTGCAGGACAAGCACCAGAAGGAAATAATACAGGAGCTATCGGAGGTGGAGGTACGCAAGCACCAGGGTCTTCTCCTGCTCCTGGAGCATCTCCTTACCCTCAAGGATGAAGTTAATATTCAACAAAGGGAATACTTGAAGAGTGGCACGACCTAATATAGAAAAATATAGTCAGCAGCCTAAAATTCCTCGCGTACAGCTTGACTACGAGGATTTATTAGCAAAGTTACAAGATGACAAACTTGATTTAGGACAAGATGCTACAAATCCTGTCACCTCTTCTGAGTCAACTGTAGATTTGACTCAACAAGGATTAATATCACCAGACAACTTTTTACGAGCGTACGGTTACGATAAAAATTTTCAAGCGTCAAATCTAAATTTACAGTCTCCTTCTGTTTCTGTTACGGCTGATGCTTCTATAAATTTAGGTCAAAGTATAGATCCTACTAGTCCAAAAGCATCTGCAGAAGAGGTAGCTAGTGTAACTGATGTTCTTACAAGAGGAGAGCGTGATGCTGGGTTTGCTGCTGGTAAATTTCTTACCCCTTCTGTTCAAGGTGACAGCGGAGATCCCATAACTGATCTTCCCCATTCTGGCCCACCTTCTAAACAGCCACTTGATCAGCAGATGAAAAGTTTACAATTTGAACCTGCTTTTGAGGGTGAAAAAATTAAAACTCCTACTAGTACATTTACTTATCCAACTACACCTCCTGGTAGTCACTTTCATCCTGATACTAGACCTTCTGTAGGTCTACCCGTAATAGAAGGCACTGGTGTAGAACCTACAGTTCCTGCAACAGGTGAAGACAATCTTTTAAATGCTATAAATGGTACAGGTAGATTTGCTCCTGGACAAGAACAACCAAAAACTGCTGAAGAAGCTATGGGTCTTTTAAGTGATATATATGGACCTCCCAGTGATAAAATATTCCACGATGTTCGTGATACTGCAGGAGTAAGAGCAATAACAGGTGTACTGAGTACTGTTGCTAGGTCTGCAATAGGACCATCACTACTTAGAGATCCTGCTGGATTTGCTCAAAATACTGCCACTGGAATAGCACAAAAGATGTTATCTGGAGGTGGTCAAGGTATAGGTTTTAATCCATTTACAGTTAAAACAAACCTTGAAGGTATTGTAGATAATTGGGATAAATTTGGCTTTTTAAATAAAGCAGCTGCAGCAACATATGTAGGACAGGTAGCAACAGGTGTAGCTAATGTAGCAAAAATAGATATGAGTACAGAAAAGTTTGGAAATATTTTTAGCGATTACTTAGGAAGTGTAACAGGCCGACTTAATATGTTAGGGGAGGGAGTAAAGGAAGTATTAGGTGATCCTGTAAATGTTGGAAAAGCAGTACATAACATAATACATCGTGGATCTATAGGAGGTACATCAACAGATCTTGATCTATTACACGGTAGAGTATCGCATTCCTTCGACGAAAAGGGAAAGGCAACAACTCCTGGATGGATATCGGGAGCTATGGCATTTACTGGCCCACTTTCTCAAAGTATCAGTCTTGCGAGAGGTGGTACTGGTAAGTTATTAGGAGGTGACGATGAATATTCACAAAACGCTTGGAATGAAGTAAATGCTGTAATTGTAGGTGGAGCTAGAGTAGATATTTCTAGCGGTGGTGAAAATGAAACTGATACTAAAGTTTATGCCAATGGGAATACAGCGCATCTAAATCTTCACGTTAGAAATCTAGCGGATGAAAATTACGATCTTCTTGCAAATACTACTAATCTTAAAGGCGATGCAATAATAGGAGAGCTTACTGAATTGGAACAAAATTCAATGTTTGTAGGGCCTGATACTTTTACAGGACAAAATACTTCATATCGTGTTAAAGATATAAATAAACAAATGTTAGCTACGTGGAAAGGAATGGGAGGAAAAGGTAATAGGCCAACAGCAGACCAGTATAACGCACTAGTACAGGAAAAAATAAAACCTCATATTACAATGTTTAATCAAGCTGTTAATCTGGCGGCAGGAACTACAATTGTACCAGAGGATAAACTGCATTTGGCTAATAGCCGTAATGTTGAACAAGCTAGAGACTTTTTTAATGGTACTCATTATACGGTAGACGAACGAGGAAACAGAGTATTCGATGCAGAAGAAGAAAGAGAAGCAGAAGAAGGCAGAGCTATGACAGCATATGAAAAAGAAGACTTTGGTGAGGGTCATAATGTTACAAATCAAGAAGCGTTAAATACTTATAATAGAACAGGAGCGGGGGCTATACTAAATGAAGCAGGAGAAAGACTTGGCCCTAATGCTGGACACGATGAAATTAGAGACTTAGCTGAATCAATAGCAAATGATCTTTCTTCGGGACAAATACAAAAACAAGCACCACTACCAGTATTTAGACCACCACAAAGACAACCAGTTTATAGTAGTGATCCTGTTGATCCACCATCTACAGGTTACGAAGATTTTAGTGCTTGGTAGGATAAGTTATGCTAATACGCTCTGAATTTATTGAATACATTAAACGTGTAGAGAACGGAGGAAAAACAGGATACGAAAGTGGTGTTTGGGTGCCACACCCATCACCAGAAGGAGGAAACGATACAATAGGATACGGTCATAAGCTACGAAACGATGAAGAGTGGATGAAAGGCGGTGTCTCAGATGAAGAAATTGAAAAATTACTTTTTAATGATGTGGACCGCTCTGCCAAAATTGCGAGTAAGGTCATTGACGAATACGGAAGTAATGATTTTGACAATCTACCTCAGATGTATAAGGAAATCTTTACTGATTTTGTTTTTAATCTTGGTGGTAACGGTCTTCGTAAGTTCCCTAAATTCGTAGAGGCAACAATAAGCAACGACACGGAAACAATGAAACAAGAGTACAAACGGTACTACCGCACTGGCTCTGGAGAGTTACGAGAACTGGAACAGCGTAACTCAGAATTTTACAACATGTTTCTTGCCTAGCAGGATGTAACTGATGGAAGTAACAGAAGAACAATTTATAGAAAATCTTAACGGAATGCCTGAAGAAGAACAGCAGGTAGTTTTAGGTTTGATGGATCAAGTAGAGATGAGTGACTTGGAGACATTTGCAAAAGCTCTGGGAGTTACTGTTGTTGGGCTAGAAGAAGAGGTAGAGCAACCAGCAGAAGGTGAAGAAACCTTTGCTGCTGAAGAGCCTGTACCTACAGAACCTGCTGTTGAAGAAGCTACTGCAGAACCTGCTGTTGAGGAAGCTCCTGCAGAACTAGCATCAATACTTCCCCCACCTGCTGCACCTGCACCTGCTCCAGAACTACCAATCGATCAGGAAATGCAAGCACTCGCACTAGGAGATGAAGTACGAGATCCTGCAGAAGTACCAGAAGAACCACTTCCAGAAGAACCTGCAGCGGAAGTAGTTGGTCCTATTAATAGCCCACAGGGTGAAGCACCTGCACAGGAAGCTTCAGGCGTAGCGGATCAAGTACCTATGACAGGTAAAGAGGGAGACTTTATTCTTACCTCTGCTGCTGTAAAACGGCAGGGAATAAGAGATCTCAAAGAACGACACATAAAAAAGGCTATTGAATCTGCAAAAGAAGACGGTGTTGAAATATCTATGGCAGATATCACTAAACCTAGTAAACAACTCAGCGGAGATGTAGACTATCTTGCAAGTAACGGAGAATGGCGTATTCCTGAAGTACTTGTAAAGTACATTGGACTTGACGTTCTTGAAAAAATGAATGCTTCCGCTGAAGAAGAAACAGAAAAGAAATTAGCCGAACAGGAACAGAAACCTACAAAAGGAAATATTCCTGTTCGTGCAGCGTAATTTCTACAGGGACTTTTCCTTGTAGATATCTGCAGCTACCCAACTTAGTTGGCCCTGCACCAAACCCGACCACGGCTACCCTAGCACTAGGCCCCGTAAGGAGGAAAAATGAGTACGGAAGACACTAAAGGCCCTTACAAAGGAGCGTACAAAGAAGAAGTTTTCTCTGAAGAAACTGAAGAGAACGCACCTGAAGAAGCTACCCTTGAACAAGAAGCCACAGAAGAAACAGAGGAGGAGACTATTTCTCTCAGTGGTTCCAAGCAAACTGAGCATGACTACAAGAAACGGTACGATGACTTGAAGAAGCATTACGACAGTAAGCTAAATGAGTGGAAACAGGAAAAACAAGACTTGACTTTACAAGCTGAACAACCTGTAGAAGATCAGGAAGCAGAACCTAGTGATGCAGATTTAGATCATTTCAAGGAAAATTATCCTGATGTTTATAATGTGGTCGATGCAATAAGCACTAAAAAAACTGAAAAACTTTACGCTGAAATCGAAAGATTGACAAAGCGTGAAGAACAACTTCAGGTAAAAAGTGCTTATCAGGAATTACTAGCACTGCACTCAGACTTTGCTGAAGTTAAAAAATCAGAAGACTTCAGAACATGGTTAGACCAGCAGCCACCTAGTATTTCGGATGGAATCGCTAAAAATAATACCGATGTTGCGTGGGCTTCTCGCGTCATAGATCTGTACAAGGCTGATAAAGGCCTTAACAAAAAGGAAGCACGACCTAGAAAATCTGCAGCGGCAGAAGCAGTTACTACAACCAGAACTAAAACAGTAGCTACTAAAGCCAACGCTAATAAAAAAACGTGGTCAGCTTCTGAAATACGTGCGCTCAAACCACACGAATACGAAAAATACGAGTCAGAAATTGATCTAGCTCGTATTGAAGGGCGCATCTCAAACGGCTAAATGGAGGTCTAAACAATGGCTGTTGCGACTGCTGCTGGTTACAGCAATCTACCAAATGGCAATTTTCAGGCTGAAATCTATAGTCAAAAGGTTCTTAAATTTTTCCGACGAGCCAGTGTTGTTGAAGATATTACTAATACTGACTACGCAGGGGAAATTGAGAATTATGGTGACACGGTTCGCATTATTAAAGAACCTTCTGTTACTGTAAGTTCGTACGCTCGTGGTGCTGTGGTTACTCCGCAGGATCTTGCAGATGACGAAATCCAATTGACCGTAGATAAGGCCAATGCCTTCGCTTTTAAGGTAGACGATATTGAAGAGAGACAGTCTCATGTTAATTTTGAGGCTCTATCTACATCTTCAGGAGCGTTTGCTTTGAAGCGTAACTTCGACAAAAATGTCCTTCAAGAAATGATCGACTCTGCTGGTATCAAGGGTGCATCAGGTTCAGTTGAAACTGATAGTAACCTTGGAACAACAGGAACCCCTGTTACCGCTGACGGTTCAGATGCGGGTGATGAAATTGTAAACTTGCTAGCTCTTATAGCACGTAAGCTCGACGAGCAAGACGTGCCTGAAGAGGGACGCTGGTTTGTAGCACCACCTCGTACCTACCAGAATCTGTATACGGCTGGTTCTAAAATAATGGAAGTCCAGG